ATTCAGCCTTGATTTGCACCGAAGCAACAGCACCAGTAGCGGTGATTTCGGCAGAAGTCGGAGATACTTGCGTAAACACGATATTCGGGCTATCAGCCGAAAAGGCTACGCTGCCGTCAATCAGTGCATCATGGCCGCCGAGGGTTTTGGGTTTGATAGAAACGACAACTTTCTGTTCAGTGGTAATTCTAGCCATAATGTTTATTCCTGTAAAAGAAGTTTGGTTGTTGAGAGAAAACGTAAGAGGTACATCTTCAACAAGAACCAAAGATAGTAGCTTGGAGATCAAGCGCACTATTAAGTGTCTGTTCATGTTTACCTCGTCAAAGTGGAGGAGCGGCCTCGATAGGAAAATCGAGGCCGCCCACAAGAAGGTTCATAGTATTTTACGTGATCTAAGCCAACAAGTATTCACGCCAACAATAGCTGGAACGCGCTGCGGTGCGCCGTCGGACAAAAGCGAAGGCGCACTTGGCAATTTGAGTGTTCGCGAGAGTTAACGAGCTTGGAGCACACAACTTTCATTACGCTCGGTTGATTAACATATCCTTGCGGTATATGCTTTTCAACATTTATCAGACCTCGCGGCCCGAACCAGTTGCTGCGTCAGCAGCCTCGCCAACACCAGTATCATTCTTGAAGTCTTCGACAGCTTTAGCCAATTCTTCGGCTGTAGGTTGGTTGAGGACAGGAGACTTGGACACCGTACAAGTCATTCCGAACCAAGATTGCTTCTTTCCTGATATCTTAACGCTGCCAAAAGTGCAGCACTCGCCAAGGTTGTCAAAAACATCGCTAGCCATGTTGCGGGCCGTTTTGCTGCCGCAGAACAAAGAGGCAAAGCATCTTTCAGAAGGAACCCAAACAAGGAACTCAGGTCCGAACATTGCTCCGCTGTCTTTCACGTTTGATAGCTGAACTAACTCTTGGAATTTTTCGCTTTCCTTATCATGAATTATAAGGAACTCGTCGCCAGTCAACATAGCTGTTGGCCTAAAGCAAATAGGTACAACATCGACGTTTACACCAAGAACTTTGGCTCTAGTCTTGATAACTAAAGCGTAGTTGTTGGTTGGAACTGACCCGTCCTTACAGAACTCAGAATTGCTCGTGCAGAGTTGTAGTCGCTGTAAATAACCGGCGCCGAGCAATTCTTCGAACTCAGCCAAGGCTTGTTCAGATTGAGGCTTGGCAGCCATTGCTGCCGCTTTAAAAATTGATACTTCTTTTGTTGACATAAATGATTACTCTTAAAGGTTGATCGCTATCATTAGGGCTGACTACCTTAAGCATAAGCTTGCTGATATAAGAATCACCTAGCCCATTATAGGCTAGGTGGAGTGTTAACCGACCGTAGGTCAGTTATTCGGCGCTAGCCAACTCGACAGTTTCCTTCGCTTTCGCTTCCAAAGCGGCTTGACGCTTAAGCTTGCGTTCTTCGGCGGCTTGTTTCTTTTCTTCTTGCATCTTTTCCCACTTGGCTTGCTGCTCGGCGATATCGGAAGGAGTCAGTGTCAGGGCATATTCGATACCGCGACGGAAGGCAGCTTCAACCGAATCAACATCAGCCACATTGGCTTTGATAACGCTATCGTCTGCAAGAGCAGCTTTTAGTACGACCAAGGTGCGAGCACGCGGATGCGCTTCAAAGGTCGGTTCTGCTGGCTGGCGAGCGGCACGTTTTGCTTCAGCGATTTCTTTAACGCGCTTGTTCGCGATAGGCACGAACTCAGCCGCAGTCAGGGTCAGGGCTGAATCAAGGTACGCAAGCTGGTCGTCTTCAGGCAGTTTGGACAAGGCAACGGCGTTGATCAGTTTGATAGAGCCGTCATCGATCTTGGCGCGAATTGTTTCGTTTTTGATAGAGCCGAGTTTCAGAATGTCCGACAACCACTGATAGGACTTGTTCAAACGAGTGGCCAACTCAGACTGCGACATTGCTGGATTGTTCAGCAGGATGGTGGACAACTGCTGTTGATATTCTGCCGGCTTGGTTTCGATTCGTTGGCTATTCAAAACGATCTGCTGGAATAGGACTTCCTGATCATCAGCTTGAACAACCTTGACATCGATTTCTTCGAGGCCAGCGTGACGGGCGGCGGTCAAACGATGTAAGCCGTCAATCAACTGCAAGAATGATTCGCCCGCTTCGGTGACTTCACGAACTGTGATAGTTTGCATGACGCCGTTGGCTTTGACAGATTCGACCAGTTCCTTGAACTTGACTGATTCGGTATCGACCTCGCGCAACTTTTGCGGGCTGAGTGCGATAGAACTTACGAGGACTGTGAGAAGGGAAGTTGTTTTTGACATAAGTGTTTGCTTTTCCTAGGTTGATTTGATAGAGGTTATCGTACTCTATTCTTTACGTTCGCCGCTTTGGGCAAATGCTGTTTGATAAATTATCATGATAGACAAATCATGATAAATTATCAGAAATAATTTACTGTACCTATACATTATAACATACTGGTATAAAAAGTCAATAGGGTAGCGAAAATAAATTTTAGGCCTGTGCGCACATGGCGCATATAATAAGGAATAAAAAATTTTACTAAGGAATTGGCTTTGGCTCTTATTTACTTTTTTGAATTTACTTTAATTTTCAAAATATACTCAAGAAATAAAGCCATATTCTTAACATAAAATTTTAGTTGCTTTATGCTTACAAGTATGTTATAATGGTTTGTTCAAGTACACTCACTTTGATAATTTATCATGATTTGTCTATCATGATAATTTATCATGATACCTTATCAGGAGCCTTTCTTAATGTTAGCCAATTTGTTAGTTTGGATTTTAACCCTTAGTGACTTATCTTTGATACTTATCGACGCAGTGTTATTAGCGACAGTCGTACTGATAACTATCATTTGGAGACGGTATGCTCACTAAGACGCAAGCTATTAAGAATTTCTTGAAAGCCTCAACAGCCAAAGACTTAGCAGCAATGTATCATATCGGTATGGAGTGCCAAGTGATAGTTGCAGAGGATGATGGTGAACGTATTCAAGGAGAGTTCAAAGGTAAGAATTGGATAGGTTATACTAACGGGCTTCAAACATGGAAACCATTCCGTATTCCCCGCAATGCTAATAGTGAGCCAGAATATGAAGACGGACCTATCAAGTGGGACTTAGCCGCACATGCGCAAGCAATCGGTATGACTGGTTGGGACTGGCAATTACGTTGTAGCCGTTGGGTAGCTTTTGACTTCGACGCAATAATTGGTCATAGTGATAAACATCTAGCTAAGCTAACTAAAGAGGAACTAGATGCAGTTATAGCTGCTGCTGAAAAGCTTGACTATGTTACTATCAGGCATAGTGCTAGTGGGCATGGGTTACATCTATATGTTGAAGTAGATCAGATACCTACTGCTAATCATAACGAACATGCTGCTTTAGCTAGATCAATACTCGGTAAAATGTCTGCTGACTGTGATTTCGATTTCTTAGCTAATGTAGACGTATGCGGCGGTAACATGTGGGTGTGGCGACGTGGGATGCAGCCTAAAAGTTTCTTGCTGTTGAAACAAGGTGTTATGCTTGAAGATGTACCTATCAACTGGCGTGAACACATTAAAGTTGTTACTCGCGCACGTAAGCGTGCTATGCCTAATGCTCTGCGGAACACTGCTGAACAAACTGAGTTCGATTTGCTTATCGGGCGTATGTCGAAGCTAGCTTTAGATGATAGTCATAAACGCCTAATAACTTGGCTAAAAGAAAAAGAAGCTACACATTACTGGGACGCAGATAATAATATGCTTGTAACGCACACTCACTATCTAGCAAAGGCTAGTGAGGAGCTTGGTTTTGCTGGTATATTTAAAACAGACTCACCTGCTACTGACCTATCGAAACAGAATTGCTACGCTATACCTATGCGTAACGGTGTGTGGGTTGTAAGACGTTTCAGTATGGGTTGCCGTGAGCATGAGTCATGGGAGCAAGATGGGCGTGGGTGGACAAGAACCTATCTTAATAAGCCTTTAGACTTTGAGACTGCCTCAAAAATCTTTGGCGCGGTAGAAGATAGAAAAGGCAACTTTCACTTCGACGAAGCTCAAGTAGCTGTTTTAGCGCTAGGGAACCTAGGTATTGATATACACATCGACCCTAAGTTAGGCACAAATAGCACCAAGGTTAAGAAACTTAAAGACAGCAATAGAGTTGCTGTTTCTATCGATGTAGACGGTAAAGACCTTAAAACAGCTAACACGCATGGATGGTTGCTTGAAGGTAAAGAGCTGACTAAAATCTACACTATTCGCGATACTAGCAACGAAGATGAAGGCAAAGGAGAGCTATACGACGACGTATTACGCTATGTGATAGACGAGCATGGAACAGAAGTAGGCTGGTTTCTTTA